TCAGATCGGACCAGCATGACTGGCACCACCTCGAATGTCACCACCTGAACCCCCAAAACATCAACCCCCCCAAAACAGAAATGGAACAAAAACCATGAGCGAATACATCGCAAATTTATCTGACGAGCGGGCTAAGGCGTGGGAACAGGCCAAAGCACTTCTCGATGTGGCAACCGCTGAAAAGCGCGACCTGTCCGCTGAGGAAAACCAAACGTTTGAACGCATCAACGCCGACCTCGACATCAAAGATGCCCGAATCAAGGCAATCCTCGACGCCGAAACCCGTGACCGTGACATTCAAGAATCACGTGCCCGCCTCGGCGTTCCCGCAAACCTCGGTGGCGCTGCCGCTGAAGTTGACCAGGATGATGCAACGGTTCGCCGTTTGTTGGCTGGTGAACAGCGCACTGCAAAGTTTGAAAAGCGTGCCATCACTAAGTCAAGCGCCACAATGGTTCCGTCGTCAGTGTACGACCGCATCGTTGAGCATCTCGTGCAGGCCAACGTTGTTCGCCAGTACGCAACCGTTTTGACCACCGCATCTGGTGAGTCGTTAGCGATTCCGAAGTCAACCGCATTCAGCACCGCCAGCATCGTTGGCGAGGCTGCGCAAGCGAGCGCATCGGACCCGACTCTCGGCACCGCTACCCTCGGCGCATACAAGTATGTCGTGCTCGTTCAAATGTCAAACGAACTCGCACAAGATGCAACCGTTGACGTGGCAGGATTCCTGGCACGCCAGGCAGGTTTGGCCATCGGTGTCGCAACTCGTGGACACATGACCACGGGCGACGGATCGAGCAAGCCTTACGGTATCGTCACCAACGCCACCACAGGCGTCACTGGTGCCGCAGCCGTTTCGGGTGTGTTCACCGCCGACAACCTCATTGACCTGAACTACTCGGTGTCAAGCACCTACAAGGCGCAACCAGGCGTGGCATGGATGATGAACTCATCCTCAATGGCCGCCGCACGCAAATTGAAAGACACCACCAACCAGTACCTGTTCGCACCAGGTCTCAATGGTGTTGCTGACACATTGCTCGGTTTCCCCGTTCACATCAACGACTCAATGGCCTCCACAGCGGTCGCCGCTAAGTCAGTCCTATTCGGCCACTTGCCGTCGTACTTCATTCGTGAAGTCAACGGCATCGAAGTTGCCGTGTCAGACGACTTTGCGTTCGACTACTCGGTGCGCACGTTCCGTGTGAGCCTCCGCACTGACGGTGTTCTGGTCGATCAGACTGGTGCCGTTAAGTGTTTCGTCGGTGGCGCCGTCTCCTGACGAACCCCACCATGATGGTCACCGTCACCGTGTCTCTGATGCGGTGACGGTGAACCACCACCCCATATCCGAACATTTTCTCGCAAAGGTCGCAGCATGAAAATCAGAATGCTCACAGCAATATCAGGAACCATTGATGGTCAAGAATGGCCCGCCATTGGTGGTGTCATTGAAGTCGCCGACCATGTGGCCGCTGACATGATTGCCAACAGGTTCGCCGAAGTCGACGAAACAGTCGAAACTGCCGCAGTGAACCCTGTGAAAGAAACCGCAGCCAAACCAGCCGCCAAAACTCGCAAGGCATAAATCGTGCCAATCACAACCGCGCAGGTGTCAGTAAGCACGACCCGTGTGCTACTACATCAAACTGATGCCGATGGATGTTTCATCACAGTGCACTCTGATGCAGGTGGAGGCACCGACACCTACCTCGGCGACAGTGCAGTCACCGCTGCAAATGGTTATGAACTAGACGGTCAGACGACTATCCAGTTCTCTATGCCACCCACATCGTCATTGCACGCCATTACAAGTTCAGGCACACACACTCTTTCAATCATGGTGGTGAACTGATATGGCTATCACGAACGGATACTGCACACTGGCTGAATTGAAAGCCGCTGCACGCATCACCGACAACGTTGACGACGCACTCCTAGAACGAGCAGTCGAAGCAGCCTCACGACGAATTGATGGCGAATGTTCACGCCGTTTCTATGTTGACGCAACAACCAGCGCCCGCACCTATGCGGCGAACCGCAACGCTTTTCTGTTCGTTGACGACATCTCAACCACCACAGGTTTGATCGTCAAAGTTGACGACCAGATGTCAGGCTCATTCAGCACCACCCTCACCGTCGGTGTTGACTACCAGACAGAACCCTCGAATGCTGCGGCACAAGGCGAACCGATCACCTTGTTGCGTGCACTAGATGTTGATTTCCCTGTCGCCGAAAACGGTCGCACCCTCATTCAAGTGACCGCCAAATGGGGATGGCCGTCAGTGCCACACGCCATCCGTGAGGCGACCGTGTTGCTGGCATCACGCCAGTTCAAACGCCTTGACTCACCGTTGGGTGTTGCAGGATTCGGCGACCTCGGCGCCATCGTCGTTCGGCGCATCGATCCCGATGTCGCCGCAATGGTGGCACCGTACAAAACTTTCGTGGTGGCCTGATGCCCGCAGCGATCTCAAGCCTCAGGGCAGGGCTGGCCGCAAACCTGGCAACGATCAGTGGTTTGCGTGTTTACACAGTTCTCACTGATAACCCGCAGTTTCCTGCGGCCTTGATTTCGTTGGATCGTGTCGAATTTGACTCGACGATGGCGAGAGGTTGCGATAGTGTTGAATTCACTGTCACTCTGGTTGTTGCACGAGCAGACGACCGCAGCGCCCAAAACAAACTAGAAACCTATTTGGCAGGCACAGGTGCCACATCTGTCAAAACTGCCGTCGAGAGTGACGTCACATTGGGCGGCGCTGCATTTGATGCACGCGTCACCGCAGCCGAACAGATTGGTACAGTGAACTCACCTGATGGCTCGACCTACCTATTCGTAGATTTCGCTGTCACCGTCACCGCATAAAGGAACGACCAGATGCCTTTCATTTCCTCAAACCAAACCAGAGTGATCTACGGAACGAACCCTCTAGCGGCGATCCTGCGCACTGTCTCACCATCGGTGAACTTTGACATGCTTGAAACAACCACGCTGGCCGACACTGCCAAAACATTCCAGCCAGGGTTGGAGGATATCACCCTCAATCTTGACGGACTGTTTGACAGCACCAACGGTGCAGGCACCGCATTCGACAACATCATCGCTGCTATCACAGGCGAGTCAACAGTGGCCACATCGGTCGCACCTAGCGGTTTCGCAGTGACGAACCCTGTGTGGTTGTTGGGAACCAAAACGATCTCGTATGAGGTTTCCAGTGCGGTCGCTGATCTCGTGTCTTTCAGCATGGCGTTCGGTTCAGGTTCGGCACCAGGTTTGGGTGTCAGTCTCGCCGACCTCGACGCCATCACCGCCACAGGCAACGGCACAAGCGTTGACAACGCTGCTGGCACCACCAATGGTGGAATCGCCCATCTGCATGTCACAGATGTCAGTGGCACCACCCCAACCCTCGCCGTAGTGATTCAACATTCAACGAATAACAGCACGTGGTCAACACTTGCGTCATTCACCTCGGCGACCGCAGCGACGAGCGAACAAATCACGTTTACGGGTACAGTCAACCGTTACGTGCGCGCGCAATATACTGCGGGAGGCACCACCCCATCATTCACATGCCAGGTCAGCCTGGCTCGTAACTAAGGAAACAACATCATGCCCTTTGTAGCCGCTAGAAGTTCATCATTCAAACTTGATAACGCCGCAGGAACACTCACCGACATTTCGGCGTATGTGGATTCTGTCAGCGGTATCGCCAACACAACCGACATGGCCGAAACCACCACATTCGGTTCAACCTCAAAAACCTTCCAGGGAACATTGCGCAACGGTGACTCGATCAGCGTTTCGGGCAAGTGGGATGCCACACTTAACACGCAGATCACTGCGCTGCTCGGTCTCTCAACCTCGTCAACATTTGACTACTCGCCCGCAGGAACAGGCGCTGGTACACCAAAAGTGACTGGCGAATGTTTCGTGTCGTCATATGAGGTTTCCAGTTCTGTCGCCGATCTCGTGACATTCTCGTTGTCATTGCAGATCACAGGCGCCGTCACATGGGGCACGAACTAAAATGCTGACATGGCAGTTGTCAGTAACAAAAACCGACGGAACCTCACACAACTACCGAATCGGCGCACCACACATTGTGGCGTTTGAGCGCGAATTCGGTATGGGTTTGGGGCGTGCGTTCTCTGATGATCAGAAAATGGAACACATTCTCTGGTTGGCATGGACCGCCGACAAACGACAGAACCAGACATCACAAACATTCGACGACTATTTAGACACGGTTGCAGATGTTGACCTTGATGCCAATGTAAACCCTACCGACGGGACTCCCTGACCTATTTGGTGGCACAGGTCGCTGTCGAGACAGGGATCGCACCACAAGCCCTCCTAGACGCCCCTGAGGGCATCTTTGAGGCGATGGTGGATGTGTTGCAAACAAAGGCGGATGAGTCCCGCAAACAGAACAGAAGGTGAATCGTGGCCGTAGTGCGCAGCGCAGACAGTGTGAATGTCACAGGTCTCGCTGAGTTACGCCGTGAAATCAAAAAAGCGCAGCAGGCTGGTGGCCCTGACGGTACGCAACAACTCAAGGAACTGAACTATCAGGTATCAGAGTTTGTGATTGGTAAAGCCAAAACGAAAGCCAGCAGTGTTTCAAGTATGGCGAGCAAGGCGGCGCAGTCAATGGATGCGTCGAAATCTGGTGTGGCCGCCAGGGTGAACGCTGGTGGTGCAAAATACCCGTTTTTCGGTGGTGCCGAATTCGGTGCACATAGGAACCGCAAACGGTTGATCAAAAACACAGGCGGGCGTGCAACGATTGTGCGACAGAACGAATCCACGTCGAAGGTACGCAAAAAGGTTGAATCGCAAACGCTGGCATATGACAAATATGGTGGCAGTAGCACGGTTCGCAAACGGGCACGCCAGGACTACGGCGCAACCGCAGTGAAAGTGGTTGGTGTGCGTATCGGTTGGAATCAGTTCAAAGATTGGCGAGGGAACAAAACTGGTGCGGGGTACTTCCTGTTTCCTACAGTACGGGCCAACATTGATGAGATAATAGATATCTACGGTGACGGGATGGAAAAAATCCTCGGCAACGTTTTCCCTGATTAGGAGTAAAAAATGGCGGGCACCCGCAAACTGAGTATCGAGATTCTAGGAAACGCCAAAGGTGCTATCGGCGCGCTCGACGACGTGGGAAGTAAGGCCAGCGACCTCGGTGGCAAACTCGTTGATTTCGGAAAAAAAGCCGCACTCGGTATCGCTGCCGCAACCGCTGGCGCTGCCGTTATCGCCAAAGGCCTGGTCGATAGTGCGTCAGATTTAGAGGAAGTTGCATCAAAAACCGCAGTCATTTTTGGTGACGCCAACGATCAGGTCACGAAATTTGCGGAAAATGCCGCCAAAACTCTCGGCCAATCAAAAACCGCTGCACTGACCGCCGCCTCAACATTCGGCGTGTTCGGTAAGGCCGCAGGGCTAACAGGTGATGATCTCGGCACATTCTCAACAGACCTGACAGCGTTGGCATCAGACCTGGCGTCGTTTGCCAACACGTCACCTGAGGAGGCTGCGCAGGCATTGGGTGCTGCGTTGCGTGGCGAATCGGAACCGATCCGCAAATACGGTGTCATGCTCGACGATGCGGCATTGAAAGCCGAAGCACTCGCAATGGGCATCTACAGCGGCAAAGGTCCGCTAACGCAACAGCAAAAGATTCTGGCGTCACAGTCAGCCATTTTTAAGCAGACCAGCGACGCTCAGGGCGATTTCTTGCGCACGTCTGACGGTGTGGCAAACCAGCAGCGCATCCTGGCCGCAGAGTTTGAGAATGTGAAAGCCTCACTCGGTAAGGCGTTGATTCCTGCGTTTGGGGCGGCGTTGGGTTTCATCACGAACAAGGTGATACCGATTTTTTCAAGCCTGGCGAGCATTCTTGAAAAGGATGGCCTGGCAGGTGTCATTGAGAAGGTGAAGGAAAAACTGCCTGCACTGCGTGATGCGTTCATCGGATATGCGTCGGCTGCGTGGGAATGGATCAAAGACGCCTATCCGCCAGCATTGGAAGCCCTGCTCAATTTTGTCTATCAAGTCGGTCAATGGTTGCTCAATACTGGCCTGCCGTTCATTGCAAACGCACTCGGTGAAGGTGCTAGCGCGTTGTGGGAATGGATTCAGAAGGCGGCACCGCCAGCATTGCAGCGTCTCGGTGAGTTGATCGGTGACCTAGCGAACTGGTTACTCGATGAAGGTCTGCCGATGATGGTTGACAAACTGATCCAGTTCGGCAATGCGTTTGTCGATTGGATCAAACCGCTGATCGTGCCGATGTTGCAGAAGTTGGGCGAACTGGTTGCAACAATTTTGACGTGGATAGTCACCGATGCAGTGCCGAAACTTGCGGCGCAGGCATACAAAATTGGTGGCGCCCTGTTGGGCTGGTTGGTTGATTTGTTACCTCAGGCGGTCATCGGTATCGGCAAGTTTGTTGCAGATTTGGTGCCGAAAATCCCTGGACTGTTTTTCAGTTTGATCGCCACGATGGTTTCACTCGGCGGCAGGTTGGGTGGCGACCTCGTTTCGGCGTTGGTTGATGCGTTGAAAGGTTTGGGCAGTAAAGGGCTAGATGTTGGCAGATCGTTTGCAAACGGGATCGTGAGATTCATCAACGCCAACGTGATCAACAAAATAAACGATTTGCTCGAATTTGAGATCGGTTTACCTTTCGGCAAAAAATTCACGGTGAACCCGCCAGACCTGCCGCCAATACCCGAATTAGCCTCGGGCGGTATCGTGACGCGTCCCACCCTCGCCCTGATAGGCGAATCTGGAAGTGAGGCCGTGATCCCGTTGTCACGTGGCGCACAGTACGGCGTCGGGACTGGTAATGGAATGAACATCATCGTGAATGTTTCTGGTTCTGTAACCACTGAACGTCAACTGGTTGAGCAGATTCGTGTTGGATTATTGAAAGCACAGAAATCTGGAAGGGCAATGGTGTTATGAGCCTGCCCGATATAACTGTTTCGATTCGACCTGACACATCTTTTATTGCAAGCGGCAATGCTGTTTTGGGTACCAGTTTGTTGGGCACTATGGTGCTCGGCCCTTCCGCAAATGCGATGGTTGATCTAACAGGAACAGTTACTAATGTCAGCATTAAGCGTGGCAGAACTCGTGTGACAGACTCTTTTGATACTGGCACGGCATCAGTGACTGTGATCGACACAACAGGGCAATTTAACCCTGACAATACTTCCTCTAATCTTTATCCTTTCGTTTTGCCGTTGCGCCAGTTCCGTATCTCGGCGGTGGTCAATGGTGTTCTGATCCAGTTGTTTAATGGATATGTTAGTAAGTTCACCTATAACTATGAGGTGGGCACGAGCATCACTTATGTAACAATCGAAGCAGAGGATGCTTTCAGGTTGCTCGGTTTAGCCAACGTTGAAACCATTAGTGGTGCAACTTTGGGTGAAAGTACAGGTAGCCGTATCGGCCGCATCTTGACTGCGCTGGCTGTGCCTACCACTCTGCGCACAATTTCAACAGGTCAATCTGTTTGCTGGTATGACCCCGAAAATGTGCGGTCAGGCCTCGAAGCGATTCAACAGATTGAAGCGACAGAACTAGGCGCATTCTTTATTGATACAGATGGCAAATATACTTTTAAGAGTCGCCACGAGATACAACAACTAGCAGCGGGATTAGTAAACACTCCACTCGTTTTTGACGAAACAACTGGATTGCGTTACCAACAGGTACAGGTTGGATTCGATGATCAAGCCATTTACAACACCGTGACCATTCAAGGTGAAGGCATCACCGATACTTCAGTTTCTGACGCAACCAGTATTGCCAACTACTTCACCAGAAGTTATGTGCGCGGCGGTTCTTTGATAACAACTGATGTTGAAGCATTATCACAGGCAACATTGTTGCTGAACTCTAGAAAAGACCCGTCACTGACATTGGACTCAATCCAATGTCAACCTCTAGCAATGACACCTGCACAAGCGTATTCCGTAGTTAACGCCGACCTTCTCGACCCTGTGACACTCACCAAAAACTATGCCTCAGGCTCAATCACACGAACATTGACCATTCAGGGCATCAGCAACGACATTGGACCTGACACCTGGAATGTTACATTTGAACTGGCTGAACCTATTGGTGGCGATGCTTTCGTGCTTGACTCAACTACTGCGGCAATACTTGACACTAACGTGCTCTCTTACTAAGGAACAAACATGGCTTACACAACACTGAGCGTCGCATATATCAATGGGGATGTTTTCTCTGCTGGCGACATCAACAACACAAACACAGTTGCTAATGCTTTAAGCAACGGCACAAACCAGGCACTCATCACAACTAAGGGCGACATCCTCACAGGTAGCGCAACAGCAAACGCCTTAGTGAAAACTGCTGTTGGTTCCAATAACACAGTTTTTTACGCAAACAGTGCGGCCTCAGGTGGCGTCGCATGGGGTTTAATAACTTCAGCAATGATCACTGATGGAACAATCACTGGCACTGACATTGCTTCAGGCACGATTACATCATCAAACATTCTTGATGCCACGATCACAGGCACAGACATTGCCTCAGGCACAATCACAGCAACCAACATTGCCTCAGGCACGATTACATCAACAAACATTGCAAATGACACAATCACCAATGCAGACATCAACTCTGCTGCTGGCATCGTTGATACAAAATTGGCGACCATCTCAACAGCAGGAAAAGTAGACAACAGCGCAACCACAGCAACTTCAGCCAACACAGGATCAGCGATTGTTGCCCGTGATGCTTCTGGTGAGTTTGCTGCAACATTTGCATCGTTTGCTGGTCGCAGTATCGGTGGTCTCGATTATGCACCAGCGGTAACTTGTGGCCTTGCCGTAACCACAACATCAACTGGTGTCTTGCGTGTTGGCAACTACACAAGCAATTCAACTTGCATTACGACGAACAGCACGACATTTGGAACTATTTACCACATGGCTTTTCATTCAAGTGGAACTGTTGTAGGAGGCATCTCATCATCTGGAAGTACAACATCGTTCAACACTTCATCTGACTACCGCCTCAAAGAAAACGTGTTGCCACTAGTCGATGCGCTTGCACAAATTGAAATGTTGCAACCAAAGCAATACAACTTCATCAGTGAACCTGATAAGACACAGCACGGATTCATCGCACATGAACTTGCAGATGTCATCCCGTATGCAGTCACAGGTGAAAAAGATGCACTAGACGATGAAGGCAACATACGCCCACAGCAAGTTGATTATTCAAAACTTACAGGTTTGCTTGTTGGTGCAGTTCAAGAGTTGTCTGCCCGTGTCAAATTATTGGAGAACAACTAATGGCGATTTCACCAAACACAGATTTTTCGGCAGGCGCAGTATTGACTAGCGCACAACAAAACCGTTTCCCTCGTGGAGTGATGGCTTTTACTACTGCAACTGCTTCAGACACAACAATTACAAGCGAAGAAGTACAGTTGGGATTATCGTTTACTGCTGTCGCTAATCGCTATTACAAGATCACCTACTTTGAGCCTGCTCTTTTCAATAGTGGAACGGTAACGGCGACTGCTCGTATCAGATTAGGCACAACTATTGCTGGTACATTGCAACAATCATCTTTGTCTTTTGCCTATAGCACTTATGAAGAAACAACCTGCGTTGCGATAACAACTCTTACTGCTGGTACAACAAACTTTGTTGCAACATTGCAAAGCAGTTCTGGAACTATCCAAGCGACACGCAGTTCAACTCAATATGCGTTTCTGCTTGTTGAGGACATCGGACCTGCATGACAGTAAACACAGCGTTCGGTGTTAGCACGCCTGTTAATTCAAGATCAATTAACAATGCCTTTGATTCTGTATTGAACGGCGGTTACGACTTCAGCAACATCGTTGCGACGGGTTCGATAACTGCGGCCACATTCTCTGGTAGTGGTGCAAGCCTGACAGCGTTGAACGCATCAAACCTGTCTAGCGGTACTGTCCCCTCTGCACGTATTAGCGGAAGTTACACAGGCATCACAGGTGTAGGCACTTTGACTGTTGGTGCTATTCCAGCGTCGTTGCTCACTGGCACAACATTGCCAGCGTCAATTGTTACGTCGTCACTCACCAGCGTCGGCACTATCACAAGTGGTACCTGGTCGGGTTCTTTTGGTGCTGTGTCAGGCGCAAACTTGACTTCATTGAACGCAAGCAACCTTGCTAGTGGCACTGTCCCTGGTGGTCGTGTTTCTGGTTCTTACACGGGTATCACTGGTGTAGGAACTCTGACTGCATTAACTGTCAGCGCACAAATGAGCGTGAGTGGCATATCAGGTGGTTACGGTTTTCTAGATAGAAGCGGAACAGGTGAAGGTTTCGTTTGGTATTCAACAAGTGCTGATGCTTATTTGTATTCAAACCGTTTAGGTGCAAATATGTTAGGTTTTGCCCGCACTACAGGACAGATGTATGTTTACTATGGCGTAAACGGCTCACCACTTTACGGTTCATACGGCTCATTTAATATTTATGGTTCCTCAGGTGGCTGGGGTGGCATTACATTTCCCGACTTCACCTCTACAATGATGGTGCAAAACACTATTTTTGGGCATTATCGCAACAACACAACATGGAACTTTTATGTTCAAAACGGTACTTATGTACCGTCTGACGCAAGATACAAACGAGATATTCAACCATTAGAAAATGGTTTAGATTTTATTCGACATATTGCACCTGTCTCCTATGACCCATTAACAGAGAACCCCGATGACGACCCCGAAACAACAGTCGGTAGAACTCACTACGGATTTACTACACAAAATGTGCTTGAAGCACTAGAACTTTCAGGCGAAACACGAGACGTAGCAGTAGTTGATATTGGCGGCCCCGATAGTTCTATGGGGGGAGATCGCCAATACTTAAACCATTCAGCACTCATCGCACCTATGGTTAAAGCAATACAAGAGTTAGATGCACGACTACAACAATTGGAGACAGCATGAACGAAACATCAGTAGAGGCAAATGAAGTGATTGAAGAGTTGCTCAATCAACTGAAACAAGCGAACCTGCAACTAGCAATCGCTCGAACACTCATCAACAAGTTAAATGCAGCCACTTCACAAGGGGACACAGAACAATGACCACGTACACCGTTCTACCAATCATCATGCCAACCGATTTGGCAGGCGCCAAAAATGGTGAACTGCCCGCAAATGTGTTGCGAAACATCAAGGCACCGAATGGTCAACTGCACCGCCTCGCCGCTACCGCCTGGAATGCCATGCAACTCGCCGCCTACTTTGACGGAATCGAATTGAAACATGTTGGTGCGTACCGCCCGTTTGATCAGCAAATCAAACTGTTCCGTGAACGGTACACAGGAGCACCGACAGGCCGCACGCCGCAAGTGACCCGCAACTATCAAAACACCACCTGGTATCTCAAAAAAGGCATGGCACCAGCAGGCACACCTGGCACCTCCAATCATGGGTGGGGCCTCGCAATTGATGTGGCCAGCGCGTCAGGCAAACGCCTTGAATGGTTGCTCGGTGACGGGTTCTCCACCAGCAACGCCCTCAAGTTCGGATTTTCGTGGGAAGTGAAAGACGGCGCAAACGCTGAGGCATGGCACATTCGGTATGTGTGCGGCGACAAACTGCCACAGGCAGTGCTCGACGCCATTCAAGCATTCCCCACACTTGACGTGCGGTGACACAGATACTGCGCCGAATAGCACGCGCAACATTCGCTGCCGTCATGGTGCTGGCGATATTTGCGCCAGGTGCACGCGCTGAAGGCGACGCAATAACAGTGACCGCGTGGCGTGTCACCGATGGTGCGTTCAGTGTTGGCGACCGTGATGATGTTTGTGCATCGTTCACGGTTCCTGACATCAATTTTGAATACGGCGGCGGCATGGTCGCCGAATGTGACTATGACGGCGTACTGGTCAGGTTCTCTGGTGTGTTCACATTGGACCGTGAAACGCTGATGGTGGTGGCCCATGATGACGGTGCTGCATTGTTGTTGAACGGCAACTATGTGATCGACAACTGGAGTGATACGGGTTGCATGTGGGATTTCGTGTGGCTCGAAGCGGGCACGTATCCGTTCGAGTTGTGGTTCTACGAAAACAGCGGTGGTGCGTGCATCGGTTTGTTGCAGGCATCACCGAACCAGGATGCGTATACGCCTCTCACACCTGACCAGTTCAGCACTATCACCACAACGACGACCGAACCCACAACAACGACCGAACCAACAACAACGACCGAACCCACAACAACTACCGAACCGACAACTACCAC